GTTTGAAACCTGCGTGATGGGTGACCCCGAACCAATCAAGGGCGAAGGATACGTCATGATCTCACGGTTCGGTTATTTCAAATTGGTTGACCGTCGTGAGTTTAGTTACAACAATTTCAGTAATCCTAAGTTCGCCACAGCGTAACGCTTTATAACAAAACCCCTAACGGGGTTTTTTATTTGGTATAATAATAGAGTACAGGGGTGAACACGTCACCCCACCACAATTAAACAAATGACTTTTAAAACAGACGGTTCAACTCACACCCACGGCGTTAAGAATGAGCATGAGACAATTGCTATTCTCAATGATCGTGGGATTTTTAATGAGCAGGTAACCCACTTGGGTGGGACTAAGAATAAAGCAGACGCAGTTGCAGGATCAAAGAAAATCAGCATCAAGCATAAGAAAGGAATCAATAACGGTTCGTTTGACTGGGTGAACACTTCCAAAGTAGAGGCACTTACAAACCGTGACCAGTTCCAGGAATTCTTATCAACGGTTGCCGCTTTAAGATTCACCGATGATGCAGCATCACAGGTTGAACCCATGAGAGAAATATTTGCTAACCTTTGCCGTGCTGGTTTAAATTCCATAGAGTCAGATGATTTGACTGCGTGGTTAAAGGATCAACTGGTAAATGCAAATGATGATATGGCAATGGTCATCACCGACACCCTCACCGATAAGGTTTATGTCTGTGAGCATGATGCTATAGAGTCAGTTCGTCTTTTGAATTCTGGATACACTGCGGAGTTGGTAAAGGGTAAGGGTGCAACCTCACGTAAGGTCGTGCTTCGTAAAGGTGATCACACTGTGGACACTGGTTTACGTCTTCGCCTCACATCTAATAATGGAATCACTGCGTTCTTAGGTCTAAGCAAAGCAAATAAGAACTCACAAATTGTTCTTAAGTTGCAGCAGGACAGCGTAGGGAGAGTATTGAAAACTGCAGAGGGTGTGCAGGTGTTAGACATTTAGGTCATTCGTTCGTGATGCAGCAGTGCCCCCCGTTGATCGGGGGGTTGTATATTATTTCGATGGGACTCTATAAGCTATAAACGACCCAGATCGACCTTTCAATATCACGATAATCAAATTTTTTTTTCTCATATATAAAACGACCACAGGGTTCATATAATATGAAAAAAAATTTCGACAATATTTTTTCGACCATAGAGATTGATCCAGTTACAGACAGATATCACATAACAATACCCGAAGAAGTAATAAATGAACTTGACTGGTATGAAGATCTTGTGTTAAAGTGGAATATAGATAAAGGCGAGATTATTCTCACGGAGGCAAATGATTAACCCCACTTATCACATATACTTACAAAATAATTGTTTATTTAAAGATTTAACCGAGTGGGAGTTTAATATCATATGGAGAAGAATATATAAATCTTATTTTACAGAAGACCTAACATATGAGAAGGTTGTTGAACCTGATATGGTAGATGCTTCATATTGACAAAGCATAGATAATAGAGTATGATATGATTGTAATTACAACACGTTATGGCTAAAGGATTTACAGTAAAAGCAAACCCACCTGCTGCGAAGAAAGAACCAGAATGGGATTATGATAAAGCAAAAGAATTACTTAAAGGAAAGTCCGTAGTATTTTGTTTACCTGGTAGAGGAGTATCCTATACTTACTTAAAAGCATTTGTACAACTTTGTTTTGACTTAGTACAATGTGGAGCAAGTATTCAGATATCTCAAGATTATTCATCAATGGTCAATTTTGCCCGTTGCAAGTGTCTTGGAGCAAATGTATTAAGAGGACCAGATCAATTACCTTGGGATGGTAAGTTAAATTATGATTATCAATTATGGATTGATTCAGATATTGTTTTTAATTCTGAGAAATTCTTTCAGTTAGTCTTAATGGACAAAGATATTGCAGGAGGATGGTATTGTACCGAAGATGGTAAAACTACTTCTGTAGCACATTGGTTAGAAGAGGATGATTTTCGTAGCAATGGTGGAGTGATGAATCATGAAACAATCGAAAGTATATCCAAGCGTAAAAAACCATTCACAGTAGACTATACAGGTTTCGGATGGTTATTGATTAAGAAAGGAGTCTTTGAAAATGAAGGACTCAAATATCCTTGGTTCGCACCGAAGATGCAAGTTTTTGAATCAGGAGAAGTGCAAGACATGTGCGGTGAGGATGTTTCTTTCTGTCTTGATGCAAAAGAAGCAGGTTTTGAAATCTGGTGCGACCCTCGCATTCGTGTAGGACATGAAAAAACAAGAGTTATATAATATTTTTATAAAGGGTAAGGTAGTATTTTCTGGTCTTTCAGAATATGAAATGTTTGAGAGATTAGAAGACCTTTCGATAGAATTCTATCAGACAGGTTTACCTCATCCAAGTGATATAAAAACTGAAATTACAACGGAGTAACTATGGCAAAAGTAAGAACAGGATTAAGTGGTGATACCTTCGTAGAGTCACGTCCTAAAAAATCTCGTCAAGGAAACGGCAAACACTCGAAATACTCGGCAACATCCCGTAACTCGTCTCGTAAAAGAAATAGAGGACAGGGGAAATAATCGATGCCAGCATTAATTTGTAATCTTCCTGCCTATGAGGTATGGGTAAGAAAAGAATATCTAACTGATCATCAAAGTGGTCATGGTGAATTTGTAAAGGGAATATGGGTATCTGCTAAAAGTATACCTGGTCGTGCCTTTTATTTTGAAACTTATTTACCAGAGTATGCGGCAATGTATGATAAGTTACCTATTTCTGCATTTTTAAGTGAACCAGAAATACCCAATCCTGATATGGAACTGCATAATTTACAGTTTTGGAACTGTATGGACTATGGGGTTGTCGCAGTACAGAAGCAATTTATTGGATCAATGCATTATGAAGTTGCAACAAGAGATCATGGTAACCAAACAGGCACTTATATTTGTACTTTAGACAACTATCATCAAGACGTAGACGCAGTTGACTACTCTACAAGTGAAAATCCACCTGAACATAAGTCACATAACCTAATTGAACTTGATAATGGACAGTTTTGTCTCTATCCAAACAATAGAACACGCATTTTTGACAACAGTTTAACACCTGAAACACCAAAAATACCCGATTTTAAGGTTTCAACTGTATTTTACCAAGTTGAAAACGGTCATGATCGAGATGGACTCGGAAATGACGAAAATTATTTTTGGAAAACGTCGAAAGAACGCAAAAATGACTCAGAAATCGCCTAAAAAGGCGATTTTTTTATGATTTTTCATAATTAAAATTTAAAGTATAAATAAATCTAGCAAACTGTTTACTAAATTGAATGAAAACTAGGATATCTAGGTCATTTAAGGATATTAGCCTATCATTTGAACCTCATCCAGTCACAGGAGACCTTACAGTCATCAAAGATGCGAACGCAATTAAGAGATCTGTAAGAAATTTAGTGCAAACTATACCCAGAGAACGGTTTTTTAACCCAAATTTGGGAACAGACATAAGAGGTAGTCTTTTTGACTTCGTTGATTTTGGTACTGCATCTGTTATACAACAACAAATACAGACTACTATCGAAAA